GGTACTCGTTCGTTGACGTAAAGGGTAAGAAGCGTGAGTATGTGAGAAAGGGTGCATACGAGACGGCTCTGGCTAAGAACAAGGCTGAGAGGGAAAAGAGGGCTCGGGCTAAGACCCCCACACCCAAGGTCAATACCAAAAAGATAAACAACTACGTGAACAGTCTGACAAATAATGAACGCAATATGCTCAAAACTAAAATTTGTAAATAATTTATATGAGTATTATAAATGAACAAAGATAAGTTACCTTTTATGGCAACCGTAATTGGTCATCTTATTTTTCAGGGTTTTATGGTATATCAAGGGGTAGAGGCGGCACTAAAAAATAGTGAAGTTTCGGAGTTTACTGAGAAGAACCGTCTTCTTCTCATTATATCCAGTATAGCTTTGATGTTAACACTTATACTTGCTAACCTTGGTATCAAGAGCAAGTTTATTCTATTTACTGCTGTTTCTCTCATTACTGGGTTGTTATATCATCGTGTTAGAGACTTACGCGAAGCACTTTTAGAAGCGGTTGCTATATTCATTTCCATGATTATTGCGGGATTCATCTCGGTTCAACTTGGTCTCAATCTTAGAACCATGGGCACTGTTTTATTTTTTGCCCTATTAGCTCTTCTCATCGCACGTCTGTTCAGACCTGGTGACAAGAATCTCACTAAAATAGGTATTCTTATTTTTGGTCTATTTGTTCTTTATGATACAAATCAGATTTTACAAAGGAATTACAATGGTGATTTCATAGATGCATCTGTTGATTATTTCACAGACATTATTAATTTACTCGCCTTCTCTTCGGAAGAATAATATTTATGTATAATAAACTATGTGGCTTCTCGCACTTCTCATCATTGTGAACATTTACCTGCTGACACAGACGGGTAAGCATCACGTCACCTCCAACGGTGAGAAATGGACTATTTACGGGACCATGGGTTGTGGATGGACTCGTAAGCAGTTAGACTACATGAAGAAGGCTGGTAAGCCTTACGAATTTATTGATTGTGATAAAGGTGGTTGTTCAGGAATGGATGCCTTCCCAACCACTATTGATCCTAATGGTGAAAAGACTGTTGGTTACCAAGAGTTTTAAACACCCTTGAGGATGTTGATGGACAGGGCGAGGAAGAAAGCATCAAGCATGGTCTTGATGGGCTTGAGGGCGGAGATGTGGGGGACGAGAGCCCTGTTCCACGCGACGCGGAGGATGAAGGTCGCAATGAGAACATTGAGAACGAACACGAGAAGCTCGGTGAGCATATCGGACTTATTTTCAGCCTTGACGATTTCCTTAAACATTTATTAGATACGGATATTTTTTTCTGTAACAATATAAATGAAGAACCTACCTTTGAGTGGTTCGGAAAGGAAATATACCAATAAGCGTTGGGGTACGTCTACTGGTGTGGGTAACAACAACTGTTACGCATATGCGGTAGGAGACTATCAGGCGTATAGATGGCAAAAATCCATTCCTGGAGATCGGTCTGGTCTTTCAAATGGAAATCATAACTATACCCACTGCACCGGACTTCCAAAGCGCGTTATTTCAGATAACCCAACTAAGATATATGCTGCGAAGGCGAATGAAAAATGTAAGAAGGGGTACTACAAAGTAATGATGTTCGTCTGTCCTGGAAGACCCACAAACTATATTCGTCAGGGAGATTTCCACTTCTATGTTCAACATGGAGTCATAGAGTATCGTATCAAACCTGGGGACACTCAAGAGTCTGTAGCTAAGTTCTTTAAGATTCCCGTTTCTCGGGTAAAGAAGGGTGGAAAGTTTGCTCCTACCAAGCGTATTGCATTCAGAGCTAATGTATTCAGTCACAAGAGGGGGTGGGCTACTGGTCCACTTCTGACTGATGCATCTGGTAAATCTATCGGAGATCCCCGAAAGGCTGATAAAAACTACCCTGGTCTAAACTATGAGAAGTACTGCTCATCCTTCTGTGTCAAGGACAAGGGCATCAAGGTCGGTAAGACTCACCCCAAGGTCCGCAAGAAGACTGTCTAAATCTACTGTATTTTCAACATCAAATGACATATCAAAAATATCCATAATATTGAAGATAGCTTCACTCTCCAATGACACAGTGTTAGACTCCGCTGTGTAATTGTTCTGAACTGTCAATGTAACTTTAAATTGTGAAACATCAAAAACTTTTCTACAAGTTGGGCAAGTGTTCTTACCTTCATCCTTCCACTTTTGTATACAGTGGGAATGAAAAATATGTCCACAACGGATGGGTGTGTTGGCCCTTGTTGACCTTACCTCGCCGAGACATATTGCACATTCTGGCATTCTATAGTATAATTCTAAAGTTTTTATTAAAATTTATCACACCTAATAAGTTTTAGACATGTTGGTGTAAGGGTGGCACTGATCACACTTATCACGGGACTTCTCTGTGAGCTTGTTGAGAAACTCAGGTCCCTGCTTCTGCATCTCCTTGCGGAACGAATAGTTGTCCTCGAAGCTAATACCGTTCTGCTCCATGAGATAGTTGTTAGTAAGCTGGGCTGAAGAGTGTATGGTGAAACACCTTCCATCGGCCATTCCAAGTCTTTGCGACATTCTGTATTAATGTATCGTTAGAAATTAATTTGCCTGTTTGTAATTGTCTGAATCCAGGATTTGAATCCCTTATTCTTTAAATCTTCAACCATTGGTTCACATCTATGACCAAGGAACACATCAAAAACATCTTTCTCGATTGTGGGTTTTACACGAATGGTGGGCTCTTCATTGATATGCTGGTTGATGATGTTGTAACCAAAAGCAATTTCCTTGAGGGTCTCAGCGCCTGTAATGATAATTTTACCAGTTGAAAAGATACTCGTGGTAATCTCTTTCATATCTTGAGCTGGACGAAATTTGATTTTGACAGCGCTGTATCTGTCAGGTTCAAAAGAAACCTTAAATATTTCTGGGTGATTCTCAAAGTGTTGTGCCACCTTCATGAGGTTGATATCATAATTGAGACTGAAATTTGAGTTGATCATGACAACCCTGAAAGAGTCAACAGGGACTTTGGACTCCATTCCCAAGAAGGTCTTGAAGATGTAGGTGAGCTGGGTGATGATCCTCTTACAGTCAAAGAGGTCACAGCATCCAGCTACCTGAATAGAGCCGTTTGGAAAAACCTTCACAGACTTGGTACTGTACGAGTCGTGATAGGTGAGAGTAACCTGATTGTAGAATGTTGTAGGCTTCAACTTCCACTCAAATCCACCATCACCCTTGGTACCGGAGCGCTTCAATTTGAAAGACTCTAAGTTCTCAAAAATGGAACGAAGTTTTTTGATATCAATTTCCTGAATAAAGCTTGATACCATAGTGATCGTAGTAATCTTTATCCATGAAGGTCTTGTCTCATCGGGAAAACCCTTCCTAAACTCATCAAGAGTTAGAAGGTATGAAAAACTGTTGTTGGCTATAGCCGAATACATCTCTTTTATTTAAAGCCCTTCGTCTTTATCTTGTTTTATACTTAAAAGAGAGCGACTTAGGTAATCTAAATGTCCTCCTTTCTCGAATCGGCAAAAGCCGTTTACGACGTTGATTCGGATTTGGATTACGTCGCTATTAGATATGAGCGTTTTGTAAAGGGGAAAGGATATGCGACTTACGTGGATTATATTCATACAAAACCTCTGGCGGATTGGACATATCTGAGGTCACAAACACAGTCTATTCCATATGAGAAGTTTCTGGATACGATGTGTGAGAAGACCATCGAAGTTCGTCAAAAGATGGCTGAACTTGCACTTCAAAATATCGTAGCTGATAAACAGACTATTCATACATGCATTCGCACAGCCTACGCTTCTAAGATTCTAGACCCCACGTTTCAACCACCTTGGATAAATACTAAAAGTGCTTGGCAGAGGGAATTTATTAAAAAGTTTTGTGTAGACACACTCGCCGATCTCATTCAACGATGTGAAGATGAATCCAGGTTAGAGTATTTCTTTAACGTCTTGCGTAATATATCATCGTGAGAATAGCGGTAAGAATAAGACCACCACCAATCATAGAAAACTCGGGGTGATTGGAAACACCAACTTTAACCTTTTCAATGATATTCTTTTTCTTCTTGACGAAACCCATGTCAATATTCCTTCTTGGGTGAAGAGGTCTGGATAAAGAGCATGATCCAACAGAATGTTCACATAGACAGAAGTCACAGTATACACTTTTCTTGGGATCTTCAATTCCGGGTTCCTTCCTAAACTCAGTAAAATCATCAAATCCACCACTTTGTCTTACACTTCCTGGAAGAGATACCTCACCGTGTCTGACAAAAGGGTTGATCTTATTAATTGCTTCTTCGTCTGTAAGCATCATAGTTACTGTTACTTCAGATTATATTTCTTGGTTTTCATTTTACATTTATGTTCCTCCCACATCTTGTCCAAGTCTACATTTAACATATGTGCTAACTGGAAGAGGTAACTAAATACATCCCCCATTTCCATCATCACATCTGTACCCCTCTCCTTTTTGAGACCCGTCTTCTTATAGGTCTTCTTGTACTGGCGAATGGCTGAAGCCAGTTCACCAAACTCTTCTGTCAGAAGAAGCCATACGGTGTCAACAGCAGCGCGATCCCAACCTTTAGATTTACACACTTTTTCCGTTTCGTCTTTGTAGAAGTTTAAACTCATCTTATAAATGTATATAATCAAAACTTTAATTGATTCCAATCTTCATATTCTTGGGGAGTTTTTTACCAACTGTGCTTGTGTTCATGGGTTGGTCGAGGGGTACGGCAATTGTATCAATGTCTTGGACATAAGCCATATATTGAGACACACCGGTTTGGATTTGACCAAGGGCAGCTTCGATGACCCGAGTATTCATGACCTTAACCTGTTCATTTACACGTGCATGGTGATCACCTGCGTTGTTAATAAATACAACGCGCATCATAGTGTATAGGTCGTCGGGGTTCTGACGATCTATGGCAATACCAGTCTTATTCTTAAACGCCTGACGGATACCACGCTGAAGAAGATTCTGATTGAACTCGGAAAAGAACAGGGTATTGAGAGGTGTTTCAACCTGTTTGAGAGAATCGAGGTGGAGGTTATCACACATTTAATATACCCTCGGAAAAAAAACTTAGTAGATATTAAATGTTGAACCTTGCTGATTTTGACGAAGCTTATAACAACAAACCAAACAATGTTGAAGAGATTCCATGCCAAGCTCCAGCCTGCTTTGTGGGTTCTTACGCTCCGGTGGCTCGTCCAGGTGAGGATGGTAAATTTTTTGTGAACACTTACCTTCTTCAGCCCGATCGTAAGTTTGAAACTGTGGGCACCGTGAAGGTTCGTAGCTCCGATCTCGAGAAGTGCAAGAAGTAAGTTAAAAATAAAACAAGTAGAATAATTAGAAATGAGAGTTGTTAAACGCTCAGGTCGTATTGAGGATATGAGATTTGATAACATCACCAATAGGATTAAGAATTTAACATACGGACTCTCAGAAAATTGCGACTCTTCCAAGGTTGCACAACAGGTAGCTTCTTCACTTTATGACGGTATTAGTGCTCAGGAAATTGACACCCTCTCAGCGGAAGTGTGTGTTGGAATGATCACTTCTGATCCAGATTATGAAACACTCGCAACTCGTATTGTCGCCAGTAACATTCAAAAGGTTTGTCCTAATAACTTTCATCTCGCAATGAAGAAACTTGCCAAGGTAGGCATCGTAACAGAGGAAGTTGCACGAGTTGCTGGTATAGTTAGAAATGATATCGTGCCAAAGAGGGATTTTGATTTTGGGTATTTTGGTCTAAAGACTCTTGAAAAGAGTTATCTTCAACGACTTGATGGTATACTGATGGAAACACCTCAGTACATGTACATGAGGGTATCCATCGGTATTCATGGTGATGATATCCCCTCCGTACTTGATACATATGATAAAATGTCCCAAGGTCTTTTCATTCATGCGACCCCTACCCTATTCAATGCAGGCACCCCAAGACCTCAGATGTCAAGTTGTTTCCTAATTGCAAATAAGGAGGACTCCATCAATGGTATCTACGGTACTCTAACAGAGTGTGCCCAAATCTCAAAATGGGCCGGGGGTATCGGTATGCATATCAGCGATATTCGCGCCAATAAGTCTCGTATTAGAGGTACTAATGGTCAGTCTGATGGTATTATTCCCATGCTTAGGGTATTCAATGCAACCGCGCGTTATGTTAACCAGGCGGGGCGCAGAAAGGGGTCTATTGCCGCGTATATTGAACCATGGCACGCAGATATCATGGAGTTCTTAGAGCTACGCCTCAACCAGGGTGATGAGGAAGCGAGGTGTCGCGATCTTTTCTCAGCCCTCTGGATTCCAGACCTTTTCATGAAGAGAGTGGAAGAGAATGGACAATGGTCTCTCTTCTGCCCCGATAAGGCTCCCGGTCTATCTGATGCAGTGGGTGAAGAATTTGAAGCTCTCTATACCAAGTATGAAGAAGAGGGTCTCGCTAACTCCACAGTGCCAGCTACTGAAGTTTGGAAGGCTGTTCTCAAGTCTCAAACTGAGACTGGAACTCCATACATGTTATACAAGGATGCGTGCAATAAGAAGTCCAACCAGAAGAACTTAGGAACTATTAAGAGCTCCAACTTATGCACGGAAATCCTTGAATATACAGACAAGGATGAAACGGCTGTATGCAATCTTGCTTCAATTGCACTCCCCAAGTACGTGGATGTAGAGAATAAGACATTTAATTATGAAAAGCTCCATGAAGTTACTAAGACTGTAACCAAGAATCTAAACAGAGTTATTGATAGGAACTTCTATCCCGTAGAGACTGCACGAAAGTCTAATATGAGGCATCGTCCAATTGGTTTGGGTGTCCAAGGACTCGCGGATGTGTTTATTCTTTGCAGACACGCATTTGATTCCGATGAAGCCAAGGAAATTAATGCTCGTATCTTTGAAACTATGTACCACGCCGCACTCGAAGCCAGTTCCGAGCTTGCAGAGGTTGATGGCTCTTACGAGACCTTCGATGGTTCTCCAGCCTCTCAAGGTATGCTTCAATTTGATATGTGGGAGGGTGAGACTAAACTTCACTATGATTGGGATGCTATGAAGGAGCGTGTGAAGACTAAGGGACTTAGGAACTCTCTTCTTATGGCTCCTATGCCTACAGCCTCCACAGCTCAGATTTTAGGTAACAATGAATGCTTTGAGCCCTACACGACTAACATCTATCTTCGTCGCACCTTAGCTGGTGAGTTTGTAATTGTTAACAAGCATCTTGTCAATGATTTGAAGGAGATTGGTCTTTGGTCAAAGGAAATGAAGGATCTAATGGTGAAGGCTGGTGGGTCTATCCAAACTATCGTAGACATCCCTGAGGATATCAAGAAGTTGTACCGCACCGTATGGGAGATTAAGATGAAGGATGTCATTGATATGGCTGCCGACCGTGGACGGTTCATTGACCAGAGTCAAAGTATGAATCTGTTCATGGAAAGCCCCACAATGTCCAAACTCTCCTCGATGCATATGTATGCTTGGAAGAAGGGACTCAAAACTGGTATGTACTATCTTAGATCTAAGGCGAAGGCTCGTCCAATCCAATTCAGTCTTGAACCTGAATGTGTGGCTTGTTCAGCTTAAAGTTTTAACCATATATTCATTCAGTACAATGTCTAAAATCACCGACGCTATTGAAAATTTGGAAATTGCCGAGTTTAACAACCGAAAGATCGTACTCTCCACAAAGGAGGGTACTCCTATGAGGATTCACTTTCCTCGTCTGTACATGCCTTTCGGTGTATCCGGTTTTACCCCCGAAGTCGGTCCAACTAAATACAATGTAGACCTGGCTCTCAAGGGGTATGACGAAGATGGTAGTTACATTAACAAGTTTTACACATCTATCCGAGCTATCGAGGATAAAATTATTGACAATGTAGTTGAACAGAGTGAAAAGATTTTTCAAAAGAAAATGACAAAGGAGGAACTCAAACCAATGTTCAATTCCAACGTAAAGGAAAGTCCTGATCGTGAACCAAAGTTTCGTCTAAAGGTTGATACGGATCATAATGGTCTCATCAAGGCTGCCGTCTATGACACAGACAAGAATCCAATCAAGACTGAAGTTTCTAACGGTCTCTATGCAAGAAATAGTGGTCACGCTATTGCTGAACTCAATAGTGTATATTTCTTGAACAGAAAGTTCGGTTGTACTTGGAAACTTAATCAACTTGTGGTGTATGAACCACAAAACCTAAAGGGATTTCAATTCCAACTCTAATATAATCTTTTAGTTAAACTTGTTCCGGGTTTGTTCATGTATTTAGCGATGGGTTTATAATTTCTGTACCCACCTGGCATTTTAGTGAACATAGCCCCTCTACTCGTGGCATAAATACGCCTCTTCGAGCTGTCAAGGAAGTTTGTATTAGTTGCGACCTTTTTAGCGCGATCGATTACGTTTTGTACACTTGACATACTTATTTATTGTTTTTATTTTTATTCATTAGGAGAATATGATATATGATCTGAGCCTCTCTCAGCAGTTTACCCTGAATTTTGGTAAACTCCTTAGGGTCTTTTCCCAGCTTAATCTTAGCCAGACGCACGGACTCGTTCCATGTAGCGAGAGTCATTCTTATAGTACGCCCAGATTTTTTACGCCATCTTCGCCATCTTCTTGTCATAAGCCTTGGTACCCTCCTTGGGTTGAAGCTTGAAACCCTTCTTGGTAGGCTTGAAAACCTTGACAAGATGCTTCTTACCCTCCTTCTTCATACGAGCAAGCGCAGCCTGCTGAGCAGCCTTGCTCTTAATCTCACCATTATCGAGGATGAGATCCTTCTTCTTGAGACCACCCGCAGTTTGGTCAGCAGTTCCATGGAAAACCTGAGCACGAGAACCAATCATTTTGTTATACATTAAGCTTTGAAAATTTTCTTGATGTCCAAAATGGAAATCTTTTCAGACGTTCTCTTTACTGGTATTTGTCTTTCAACCCTCTCATCATTGAGAACTTTTGAACACACTATAGATTTGTGACCTTGGAGAGCCATCATTTCTTCTTCCACGGAAACAAATGTATCAGTCTCTCTGTATATGAGTTTCTTAACAAAAACCTCTTTAGTCTGCCCTGTACGGTGTGCCCTACCAACAGCTTGTAACTCTGTAGCAGGATTCCAAGATGGTCCAGTAATATAGACGCGGGTAGCTTCTTGAAGGTTGAGACCCTGACCCCCAGATTTGATCTGAATAATAAACACAGAACCTGGTGGAGCCTTTTTGAATAGGGTTATTTGTTTGTCCCTGTCATCCTTTGCCACTGAACCATCAATCCTAAATGTAGGACATTCCATGTTACTTTGAATATAGTCCATCTCACCCCTGAATTGACAAAATATAAGAGACTTTTCCTCTGGGTGGGAGTTAATCATACGGAAGAGTGTTTCCATTTTATTGGACCTCCCAACCCATTCTTCTGCTTGTGTTCCAGTCTTTTTGGCAATCCCATCGAGATACATTTGAGGCAACACCATGACCTGCCTCGCACGGAGTAGGCACTCCAAAATGACCATATTCTTGGAGTTGAGACTGACTGCATTCCTGAAAGCTTCTTGAATGGTAGCCTGTGCATCGTGAAATACAAACTCGTAAAGTTGCCTCTCATCTGGGAACATATCAAGCTCAACATTCTCAAAGTAGCAGTTCGGCAGCCTCAAACGCTCATTGATTTTAGCCAGGTCATCCTTGGTTCTCCGAAGGATGTAGATATCTTTAATTTTATTGGTCATCCCCTGAACAAGGGCTTTGTCAATACCAAGGAAATGACAAAGAGACACAAAATCTTCCATTGAATTAAAGACGGGTGTACCTGTAACAATCCACTTGATCGCGGAATTGATACGGTATACACTCTTGAATAGCTTTGATTTCTTGTTACGAATCTCATGAGCTTCATCAAGGATAACCCTATCCCAATTTTTTTTATGGATGGGTGTGTCTTCGTGGGTAGATAGTAGAGAATAGGGCATGATCACAACGTCAGCCTCCTTCAGCTTCCTGTCTGGACCATCAAACACATGAACAGACATTTGAGGGGCAAACTTTGCAATTTCATTCACCCATTGTGTGATAATAGATTTGGGTACGATGATTAGAGTGCTTTTTTGGGGGTTTCCTAACATTGTAGAAACCACTTGCACGGTCTTACCCAGACCCATTTCGTCACAGAGGAATCCACCCTTGGGACCGGATTCCTGATTTTCCATCGTAAGCATCCAAAGAACACCTTCTCTTTGGTAAGGTGCAAATAGCCTACCATTGAGGTTATCTTTGGCGAGGTTGTAATGTTCTTCAATTTTCATGATAATCGTCTTCGTCAGAAAGTGTTTGAATTTCACACTTGATTGGTTCAACTTCCTTTTTTTTACGGGTTCGCTTTGGCTTAGGTTGTGGAAGTTCATCTATGTGTTCTCTAAAATATAGAACTTTCTTCCAAAATTCGTCCATCACGGGGAGGTAGGTCTCGAACCATTCGCGATCCCTCTTTACGTTTACTACATCAAACTCTTCCGGCTTAGGCCAGTTAGTATAGGCAGGTTTGTACTGGATGAAGTCAGCTTCTTCCAGATCTAAGATCTCCATACAAAGCTGCAGCTGTGGCATATAGTGTACTGGGACTTCCCCTGGGATGATAGCTCTCTGTGGAGGGCATTTGATCTCTACAAGCTTACCCGATTCAGAAACACCATCTGGACTTCCACCAAGCCATTTGTGCACGGGGTGGGGACATAACCCCAATTCATGTACTACTTCCCCATGCCTCTCTTCGTATAGAATGCGAGCTTCGTCCTCATATAACTCACCGTGACGAGTGGCTGCATTTCCAGTAAACTTTTCCCCAAGACCGCATTTTTTGAGTAGAAGGTCTTCGGGTTTCTCGTATGGGTTCTTTCCGATACACGTAGCACAATCAGATGCTGTAAGCATGTTGCCACGAAGAGCAAGCCATTCTTCACTCTTCTGGGCAGCGAACTCAATTTCGAGTAGGGCTTTAACATTCGGATGCATATTAACTTAACATTGTGGG